CTTAATAAGAAAATTTACAATGTTAAAAATTATGATATTAAGCAAAAATATGATAGATTGAATCATTTAAATCCATATCCTGTTTAAGGAAACAATGTAATTTTTAGGGCAAATTCTTTACTAATAAATTACACTAGAGATAATGCTAATTTTAGTGGGCATGGTGATGCAACTAATTTCAAGTATGCTCAGGAAAGAATATCTTTAATGAAACTAGCAGAATCTGGTAAAATTGAAATTACAGTACCAGGTAGGTCAGATTATACTGCTGGTCAAAAGGTATCTGTAACATTAAATAAAATTGAACCAGTAAATAAAGAAGATGACGATCAAGATTTAGTTGACAAAATGTTTTCTGGATTCTATATTATTTCAGCAATTAATCATTACGTTACAAGAGATCGCCATGAGTGTCATATGGAATTAATTAAAGATAGTTTACAAATGAAAATTGATAGGAATATCTAATGTTTTATACAGGCGTAGTTGAAAGTCGTTCAGATCCACTAGAACTTGGTCGTTGTCAGGTTCGTGTCGTTGGGTTACACACGCATGATAAAACACAACTCCCAACTCAGCAACTACCATGGGCAACTCCTGTTCAGCCAATTGGCTCGGCTGCCATGAATGGTATTGGTTATACACCAGTTGGTCCAGTTGAAGGTACTACTGTTATTATTATGTTTGCTGATGAATTCATGCAGCAACCAATTATGCTTGGCACTGTTGGTGGTATACCAAGTGCTCCAGCTGCAATATCAGATGATGATAGCGCAAGTGTAATCCAGTCTTACAATATTAAAAATATTGAACTAAGAACTATTGACGGACCAGTTACTGGCAAACAATTAACATTCATTGATAAAGAAACTGGTAAAACAAATTTAACTGCTGGACTTACAGCAAATATGAAAGTTCTTGGATTTGGTTTATCCAAAGACTGTTATATTGTTTCAATTGATTCACCAACGCAAATAACTATTAGTGAGTTGGTTACTGGTTATGGTGAGAATATCATTACCTTTAAATCAGCCCCAACAAATTTAGAAGCTGTGAATGCAAGTAAAGCATCTGGAGTATTAACAGATGGTAGCGGTAATCCTGTGCTTAGTGGAGATGGAACTCCTGTTCAAACTACACCTGCTGCACCAAGTGCAACTACGCCAGCAACCCCCACTTCTACTGCAACTAATACTTCAATTCCAACAGTTCCTCCACCAAAATCTTCTTCAAATGCTGGTAAGGCATCTGATGGCATCAAAGCACTTATTGCTGCATGTGACAAAGTTGGATTAACAACCAAAGAACAAAAGTGTGCATTACTTGGTATTGCTGGTGGCGAGTCTCAATGGATCCCTCAGTTAGAAGGTTTTAGTTATAGTGCTTCTCGTTTAAAACAAATCTACTCATTTACAACTGAAGAAACCTCAGCAAAATTTTCTGATGCACCAAAGAAAGGTATAACCAGAGAACAATTTTTCTCTTGGGTTTATGGACCAACTACACGTGGCAAAGGTTTCTTGGGTAATCAAACTGATGCTGATGGTGGTAAATATTATGGTCGTGGTTTTATTCAATTGACTGGTAAGGGTAACTATGCTCGTTACCAGAAACTTGCAAATGCTGCTGGTCTTAATATTGATATTGTTAATAATCCAGATTCTCTTGACACTGATATTAATGTATCAGCAATGGTCGCTGCGCTTTACATTAAAGATAGAGTTCCAGCAGGTGTTAAACCAAATGCACATCCTGATTATTTTTATGCTGCCAAAAAGGCAGTTGGTGTAAATTCACCAGATATTGCAGCAAAGAAATTAAAATATTATGAATATTTTTATGGTGATGGTGCTGGTGGTGCAGTAGAAAAAGATGCTAACCCACCTGCAGTTGAGCCACCAAAAGATGGAAGTAGTCCAACACCTGGTCCATCAGAAGCATCAATTGCTAATGGAACAGATAATACTGGATTCCGCGATCCAAATAACAAGTATCCGCTAAAAGATTATATTGGTGAGCCAGATACAAATCGTTTAGCAAGAGGATTAGTTGAAGGAACAATTGTTCAGAAGAAAGACGCTTCTATTCATAAAGGTGTTCCCAAGGCAAATGGACAAGGTTCTTGGGATCAACACCTACCTGCCTTTGGCGCACAATATCCATATAATAAAGTTTATGAATCTGAGTCTGGACATATTCAAGAGTTTGATGATACTCCTGGATATGAAAGGATACATACTTTTCACAGAGCAGGAACATATCATGAAGTAGACCCAATGGGTACACAAACTAATTATATTGTTGGTGATAACTTCATGATCACAGAGCGTAATGGTTTTATTTGGATCGGTGGTGAATATAATTTAACAGTTGATGGTAATGCAAATATCTTTTGCCGAACTGATGCAAATATTGAAGTAGCGCAGAATGCTACTGTTAAGGTTGGTAATAATTTAGATATTGGTGCTGCCAATGATGTTACCCTTGCAGTCGGTGGTAACATGCAATTGAAAGCAGTTGGTCAATTAGATATCGCTGCAGATAATATTACAATGAAGTCTGCAAATAATATGTTCTTTCAAGCAGGTGTTGGAACAAGTATTAAATCAAAATCAGTTCAGATTGAATCTTCCTCAGATATGAATATACTTGCTGGTGGTACTTTACACGCTGATTACTCACAAGGTCAATTTGGTAATGGTGCTTCAGGCGCACAAGATATTGCTGACTTTACATTAACTCCACCAACAGCAGGAGATCCATTGAATCCAACTGTACCACAATTAATTCCACCTGATCGTAGAGTAGCTGATGGTGCTGCTGCAGAGACCCCACAAGACTATGCAACACCAGAAGGAAGGGCAGAATCTGCTAAACAAAATAGAGAAAGTGGTGTCCCGAATCCACCAGCAGCTGTAGTAACTGAAGAACCAACTACTCCAGGTGGTGGAACTAACACAGTAATTCCAACTGATTGTAAAATTATTTACAATACAACAAACTTTACTGATGATTATAGAATGTCCAAAAACTTTACTTTAGGCATGCTGATGGCTGGTGGTTTAAATGGAAAACATAAATTAGTTGATCAGCAGTTGACAGGTGACGATGGTAAAATAAGAACATATACTGTCCAAGAAATTGTATGTAATCTCGCACAAACATGTCAGAATGTTCTTGAACCAGCACTTGAAGTTCTTCCAGGTGGAATAAGTGGAAGGGGTAAGTTATGGATGATTACTTCTGGATATCGACTGAAAGGTGTTATTGCAACTGAATCCCCAAATTCCTCTCATTGTAAAGGTTTTGCTATTGACGTTGCTTTATTGTCTAAGTCTCTACGAGAAACATATGAGTTGGCTCAAAAATTAGAAAAGATATTACCATATGATCAATGCATATTAGAATACCGTCATCCAGGTCAAGTATGGGTTCATATGGGTTACGGAAAAAGTCAACGCAAACAAGCATTTACTATGCTTAACGATAAAACGTATCAAGGAACATTCCCTAAAGGTGGGTTTGTTTTGGTAGATTCTATTACTCCTCCTGCAGCGAAATTGGCATGACCGCATTGACATACAAAGGTGCTCTAAGCAAAGGTCTAGATGGTGGACCACCAACAGCATTAACTAAGAAAGTTCAATGCACTAAAAGTTTTGTTGGAGGCATTTTAATAGGGACAGTTGGCGATCAGTTTGAACAACATACTGTGGGTAGTACTTTACATAAAGAAGCGCAGAGGCAAATCTCTTCTGGTGCTTCTAAGACATTCTTTGAAGGTAAGGCTGCAGCCAGAGTTAATGATCTAATTGCTGACGGCGATCAAGTCTCCCAGGGAAATGCAAAGACCTCAGTAGAATAACCTAAATAAGAATATGGCAAATAATACAAGAACATTCTCCGATTTAGACTTTAATTTCACGAAAAATCCCGTGACATTAGATGTTACTCGTCGTTATGATGAGGATGCTGTAAAGAATGCTTTAAAAAATTTAATTTTAACTGGTAACTATGAGCGACCATTTCATAGCGAGATCGGTAGCCCAATTAGAAAACTTCTATTTGAACCAGCAACACCGATGCTGGGTGCCATGTTGAAACGAACAATACAAGATGTTATTAACACATTTGAACCAAGAGTCAACATTGTTGATATTATTTGCGTCGTAAATCCAGATGAATATTCTATTGATGTATCTATTGAATTTACAATATTAAATACGACTGCTCCAATAACGCTAGATTTAACGCTACAGAGAACACGATAAATGGCAACCTCAAATAAAAAGATTACTGTCACAACACTAGATTTTGATGACATTAAAACAAACCTAAAATCTTTCTTAAGTGGACAAACCGAATTTCAAGATTATGATTTTGAAGGTTCAGCAATGTCTGTCCTATTAGATGTTTTGGCTTATAATACTCACTACAATGCTCTTTACAATAATCTCGCTATCAATGAAATGTTTCTTGATTCAGCAAGAAAACGTAATAGCGTAGTTTCTCTTTCTAAGATGCTTGGTTACTCACCAAGATCTGCTACTTGTTCTCAGGCTACCATAACACTTACAGTTTCTGCGCCTTCTTCTGGTGCAACAATTCTAACATTACCAGCATATACTCCATTCAATACTACTATTGATGGTAAAAATTATACATTCTATACTATCGGCTCAGTCACTGTTACGAGTAGTACTGGTATCTTTGTATTTCAAAATTTACAAATTACTGAAGGCACACCACTAACATTCAATACCACTGTTGGTACTAATACACGTTTTATCATACCAAACTCTGATATTGATTTAAATACATTGACAATAAGAGTACAAGATTCTTCTACTTCTTCTGTTTATACTACTTTTTCAAAATCAGATACTTTAGTTGGTATTAATTCAACCACTAAATGTTATTGGGTAAAAGAGATTGATAATGCATTATATGAAATAACATTTGGAGATGGTAATCTTGGCATGCAATTGGACAATGGTAATATTGTTCATATGAATTATTTTGTTTCCAGTTTAGATGCTCCAAATAAAGCAAGACAGTTTTCATATGGTGGTGGAACTTTAATTTCAGGTGCACAAATTAGTGTCACTACAGTAGGTGCTGCAGCAAATGGCGCATCTTCTGAAGATATTGATAGCATTCGTTTTAATGCTCCTAGAATGTATGCTTCTCAGAATCGTTGCGTAACTCCTGACGATTATAAAGCAATTGTTTACTCACTATTCTCTGATGCTGATTCTGTTACTTGTTGGGGTGGAGAGGATAATAATCCACCTGTTTATGGTAAGGTATATATTTGTGTTAAACCAAAAGGTGCAGATAAACTTACAACAACACAAAAATCTGGATTAATATCATCTATACTTCAATCAAGAAATGTAGTTTCTGTTATACCCATGATTGTTGATCCAGAATATATTAA